CACTGGGGAGTGCCGATAATCCCCCGCCACCTAACCTACGGAGGGTTAAGGTGGAAGATCAGGAGAAGAAAGAACCTGGGAATGAAGTATGGGATGAGGAAAAACACGCTCTCAGGCAATTGATTGACGAGTCTAAGTTGTTAAAAAGGAAACGCGGCAGACCGCGTGGTAAGCCTGTCCGAAAGTACCAGCAGGATTTGGTACTTAATGAGTCTGATGAGCGCGTCCTTACGATGCTATGTACGGGAATGAATAAGGAAACGGTAGCTCAACTTGAAGGTATTACGCGAAAAGATTTATACAGGCTCCTTGATTCAAAGCGACTCTCCAAGATAAAAGGAAATGCTGAGAATAGGCTTAACGCCCTCTTGGAGCTTGTAGTTATGGTTATCCACAAATCGTTATTAAACGGTGATGTAGGTACGGCCCTTACGATTGCTAAGGGCTTTGGTATCTTGAAACAGAACAAAGATAACGAAGGTAACAAAAAGTACAAGACCACGCTGGAGCGAATACTTGAGCGTGACGGTAAGGAAACACAGAGGATCACAAAAGAGGAAACGGTAGAGGACGCAGATGAACAGTCCTGAACTTAATGCCCTTTCCGAAGATCAGGTAATCGTAGAAACGCAGAAGTGCATGGCAGATCCGTTGTACTTCTTGAACGAGTATGGACACCTGATAGCAAAGAATGAGATCGGGCAGCAGGTAGGCTGCTTGCCGTTTAAACTGTTTGATTACCAGCAAGAGGTAATGAACCTTTATTCGACGGAGAGGGAAATCATTATCTTGAAGGCAAGGCAGTTGGGTATTTCCTGGGTAACGGCGGGATATGCTCTCTGGCTTGGAATGTTCCACAAGTTTCAACGAATTTTGATTATCAGTATTAACGACACAGAAGCGCAAGTGTTCCTTGAAAAGGTTAAGTTTATTTTTGATAACCTGCCTGATTGGTTAAAGCCACAGGTCTACAAGAGGAATGAATCTACACTCTGGTTTGGTGTCAGGCATGGATATGACTCAGATGAGGTAACAGGAATAAATAGTAAGATTGAATCTATCCCAACCTCAAAGACGGCTGGTACGTCACGGTCTTTGAACCTCTTGATCGTGGATGAGGCGGCTAAGGTAGAGTTTATGGATACGATCTACAGGTCAGCGCAACCTGCTTTATCCACCATAGGCGGTCAGGTAATCATGGTTAGTACCATGACGGTAGAGGCAACATCGGCATTTTTTGAAGAAATGTGGTTCGCTGCGAAGAAAGGTGACAGTAGTTTCAAGACTAAGTTCCTTTCGTATCTTCGGTACCCAGGGCATGACAAGGAATGGAGGTCTGCTCAGATACGAAAGTTACCTGCTTCTCAGCGGGCCTTAGCAAAGCAGGAATACCCAGAAACGGCAGATGAGGCGTTTCAATCAGTAGGCGGCAAGTATTATGATGTAGAAGGACTTGAACGGGATTATAAACCCAGGTTAAAAGATCCGAAGATGGTAGGGTACCTGGTGCAAGATCAGAGAAACAAGATTGAGTTTCGTGAAGAAGAATCAGGCTGTATTAAAGTTTGGCACGTTCCTGAACCTTTTGAAGATTACGTTCTTGGTGGTGATCCAGCAGAGGGTGTGGCCCAGGACTATACGGTATTTGCAGTAGTGAGGAAACGGGATCATGCGGTATGTGCCTTGTTTAGATCCAACTCAACGGATTCTGAATATTGCGCTCATATTGCGGCGAGAATGGCAACTTGGTACAACAACGCATTGGCAGCGGTTGAGTGCAACAACACCCACGGTGGTATCGTAAACATTATGTTAAAGAGTATTTACTTCAATGTTTACTACCACGGGATCGTAGATAGGGATAGCGGGACGCAGACTAAACGGTGGGGTTGGCAGACGAGTGAGCAGAACAGAACATGGATATTGGATTGGCTTGGAAAGTTACTGGATGGGCAAACGATCAGCTTCTATGATGCTGACTTGTATGATGAGTTTTATCACTTTACTGTAAACCCTAAAAACGGTCGTGGCGAGCATAAGAAGGGTAGGCATGACGATATTATATTCGCCGTGGCTATCGCGTGTTGGGTCACGAAAGAACAACCCTGGTATGACAAAAAGAAGTCTTACCAGAAAAAATTAGAGCAGACAAGGAAACGACCTTCTAATGGCTATTAAAAAATTTAAACTTTACTTTCAAGAAGCACCCGTTGATCCCGTTGAGAAAGAGAAAAAGGAGGATCAGGAGCTTCTTGAAAAGTACCAGGAAGTATGGGATTTAAAACTAGAACCAAAGAAGCAGGAAGAACTCCTTAACATAATCTCTAAGATGGTTGATGACTATGAGCAGGAAAACTCAACCTTCAAAGATCAGCTTTATAAATGGGACGACCAGTATGAGGGTGTGTTACCGGATAAGGTGTACCCGCATAAGGGTTGCGCTAACTACCATGATCCGATAACGGAAATGAACGTAAACTCCATATACGCCCGTGTGATTAGGCGTTTTCGTGATCTTAACTATTTGAGGGTGAAGCAGTATAAAAGCCAAAAGGATAGGTCTTTGATAACGCAGAAGTACCTTCGTCACCTCTTTGCCAAGAAACTTGACTTTATTAACCTGCTCATGTCTACTGTGCGAGATCCAATTAAGTATGGCACAGGGACTTATATCACTACTTGGTATGTCGAAGAATGTGACAAAACAGTCGTAGAGCCTGTGGTTACGCCAGAAAAGATCGGAGAGGGCATTGATGGGGAGTCTGTCTATACTGACAAAACTACCTTTGAGATCAAAAAGTACAAAAGGTACAAATACCAGCCAAAGATCGAGTGGGTCAGTTTACTGGATTATGGACGGTCTGACGATACGAATACCCTTGAGGAACCAACCTGGGAGTTTCGTAGGATGTGGAAGTCAGCCGTAAAGTTTCAACTATCAGCAGTAAACGAGGGGTATGATGAGAAAAATGTAAAAGAGATCCTTGCGGATTCTTTACGAAGTACGGCATCTAAGTCGGTTGAAAATCTTAACGAGCGAGAAATTATTGAGTGGTGGGGCTGGATTAGGCTTGATGATAAGGCTACGACTTTTCCAGAGCGAATTGTTTATACCTATGACCGTAAGGCCAAGAAGTTTCTAAAGTGCCAACGGTTTCCGTATCTTTTTGATGAGTCTAACTTTAGTACCGTTAGGCTTGAACGCCGATCACACAATTGGCGTGGACGCGGTATTTGTCAAAAACTGGAACACGTTAACGCAGAGTCCGATAAGCTGCACGATATCTACATTGACAGTGCGGCACTTGTGGCTTGTAAATCGTTCAAGAAAAAACGTGGCGCAGATACCGATTTCTTATTGGAACCATTCTACCCTGGTGTAGTGTGGGAAGTCAGTAATATGGATGATATTCAGGTAATGGAGTTGGGAGAGACTCCGGTATCACCACTTAAAGAGTTGGAATTGTTGGATCAAAAGGCTTCACGGCAGACAGGAATTGGCGCTTATCAGACAGGCCAGGAGTCAGGCCAGGTTAGCCAACCTACGGCATCGGGTCAACTTGCTATTATTCAGGAAGGTAATATCGTTCTTGATGAGGTAGCAAAAGAGTTTATGAACCTCACGATCCGTATTGCCAGGCAGGTTCTTTCGATGATTCACCAGTTTCGTCCTGAAGGCGACTTGATGATGCTCATGGATGAGGAAGAAATGAAAGAACTTACCGATCCTTATGAGATCAGTATTGATCAGCTAGTTGACGATCCAGAACTTATCATTGTTGATAAGTCAGTCCTTGAGGAACAAGAATACAAAAATCAGGCGGTAGAGCAGTATAATGCGGTACGGCAAGATCCTATCTTAACTAACATCCCAAGAATCTATCTTGGGTGTGTTCGCAATTTGTTTACCGCTTATAAGACGATTGACGCAGATTTACTGGTACCTACAGAACAAGAATATTTGGAGTGTCAAAAGATGCTGCAAGATACTGCGGAAGCGGCAAAGGCGCAAATTGAGATACAGAAGCTTCAATTGACGGCCCAGCGCGATCAGATGCAGGCCCAGTTGAAACAGCAACAGATGCAACAGCAGCAGCAGGCGCAGCAGGCTGCTCAACAGCAGCAACAGGCTGCTCTGGCGCAACAGGGTGCTGAGGCTGACGCAGATCGTAATATGCAAATGGAACAGCAGGCAAGGGATCAAGACTTTAATATGGTTCAAAAAGTTTTAGGCGCAGGAGAGGAAACGGCTCCAGCCCCTACGGAGTAAACTACTTAGTCTCCATTCGTGCTTTGGCACCGGAGACAAGTTAAAGTGATACTTCATTCTAGGAGGATAAAATGTTTAAGTTCTTGCAGTTATACTTTGAGGAAGTTCCAAATCCATCACCCGTTCATTGGGATGCAATTCACGACTTTGGCGGTTTGGAATTTAACTCTGACGGAAGTATGAAGTATGACGAACCTAAGTTTGACGACAAAGGTGATCTTGTCAAAGAGGAACCTAAAGTTGAAGATAAAGTTGAAGAACCTAAAGAAGAAGAAGTTAAACCCGAAAGTGAGCAAGTTGATACTGACGAGGAAACAACTGAACCAAAGGCTGAGGAAGAAGAAGTTACGGAAGAACCGAAAGAAGATGTAACGGAAAAGCGTCTAAAGGACACACAGAGAGCATTCCATGAGGGGCAACAGAAGATCAAGGAATTGTCCGACAGGCTTGAGAAGCTAGAGAAGCCTGTTGAGAAGAAACCGGATGAGTTGACGTTAACGAATATTGATCCGAAAGTTCTTGCTGCTTCGATGGAAAAAGATCCTGTGATGACAACCAGGTGGATTGTCGATCAGCAAACTAAAATGTCACTCAAGACGCAGGCAGAAACGAACCTTATAGAAGTTAAAGCTCAGGAACGGGCTGCAAGGGTTGAGCAGTCGGAGGCGGCGGCAAGTAAGCGGTTTCCGATTATTGACAAAGTTTTGAATATGAAGGATGAGGAAGTGGCTAACTTAAAGACTTCCAATCCTGCACAGTATGAGTTTATTACTAAAACAGTTGAGTACCAAAAAACTTTTGAAGCGCGTGGGGATGAGGAAGCGTTATTAAATGCTGCTTCACGGGCCTACGCCGAACTATCGCCAAAAGCATTAGAGAAGATCAAAGCGGATATAACGAAGGCGGTAGTAGCGAATAATGATAGCAAAAAGGGTGCGGTAAAGCAAGCGGTTGTCGGTGGGGGATCTTCCACCAAACCAGGAAAGCAGGCCACAAAACCGTCAAATAGTGAGTTCTTTAAACTAAATCCGCAGGAACAGAACGATGCCATGTATGCGGATTTCGAGAAACGATTGGCAAATTTAAATAAGAAATAATAGGAGATTAAAATGTTTAGCTGGTTGAAACTTTATTTTACCTCCCCTACTAGCCTCAATAACATGACGGCGGGTGATCTTGATAGCTTGATCCCTGAGTGGTGGGAGCCGAAACTTCGTGTGGATTCTGAACTTGCGGAGTTCTGGACGAAGTTTGAAGGTGCGGAAGGATCAGATTCACCGATTATCCGCAGGAACGATTTTACAAGTAAAGCTGGTGACGTGGTTCACGTTAACGTCATGTCAGCGATTGGCGGGGCGGGTACTTCCGGTGCCACAGAACTTCGTGGTAAGGAAGATAAACTGGCCTTCGCGCAATTTGATCTTAAAGCGGATTGGCTCAGACACGCGATTGCATGGGACAAACGTGGTGATGCGCGTTCCCTCTATAGTGCGATTTCGGGTGCTGAAATGCAGTTGGCAAAGTGGAAGGCTCGTAGACTTGATGACGATATGTTTGCACAACTCTTGGGGTTGTCGGCACAGCGTTCAATGGCTACGGCTGAAACAGCTACGATCAAAGTGATTTATCCTAACGCTGCGTCAAGTGTCGCAACCTTGTCCAGTGCAGATACCTTTGGTGCAGCGGAGATGAACAAGATTAAGTTGTCTCTCCAGCATCGTGGCGCACTGCCGATTCAGACGCTTATGGATGGCAAGCAGAAAATTTCGCTGTACGCTGTGGTTATTGACGATATTGCTGCGGAGCATTATCTTGCTAATGATGCGACCTGGAACCAGGTGCAACGTGACGCGGGACTTCGTGGTAATGAGAACAGACTTTTCACGGGCGCGTTGGGTCAGTATCGTGGGGTAGTTGTGTATTCCTACGGTGGGGATCAAACGGGTCGTGGAACGTTCCTTCGTCCTGAGATCAAAGTATTGGCACAGTCTGTTTCTGGTGCGGCTGTTACCTTTGCTGCTGCGAGTGTGCGTAGTGCGGCTATCCAGTATTTTGATGACGGTGCAACGAAGTACGTTCAAACGGCTGCTGCAACGGGTGTTGCTACTGCTATCACGATGGATAGCGGTGATTTTAGTACAAAGATGGATGAATCGGATATTGCCAATATGTACAAACTTGGCACTCATACTCACGGTCAGTTTGAGGCGGGTGATATTATCACTGCTGAGAACTATCACGCCAAAGCTATTGGATTTGGTGCGGAAGTGGCTGCTCGCGTGTGGGGAAAGTATCCTACCAAAGTTACTCAGACTGATGACTATGGCTTTGTGCAAGGTCTTGGGTTTGAGGCGGTCTTTGGACAGAAGTGCATTCAGGACAAAGCAACTAACGCTCCTAACCATGTGGTTATGAAGCATTATTGCAAAGCTCCTTTTGTAATTTAAGGTTTGACTACCTACCAAAGGTAGAATAGTCTCGGAAGGGGTGGGCAACCACCCCTTCTGTTTTTAACTAAAATTTATTGGAGGTTACCATGCAGGATGTGATTTACATTGTAAATGAACTGGGAGATTACTTTAAAGTAACCTATAAGGGTAAATCGTATATCTTTCTTGCAGGCAAACCTGTACGGATTGACTATTCGGAAGATCCCAGTATACTGTCCTACCTGCTCCAATTTGTTACGCTGCGGGTTGTGACGGTAAAAGAGTTGGATGAGACAGTAACAGGAATGAAAAATCAAGGAGTGAAAAATGAAAAAAGTTATCGTTACGATCCTAATTCTAAGCCTAAGTCTAATTAGTCTACCTCTTTTTGCTGCATCAATGAGCAGCGCAGGTGGGTGGATCTCAGGTTCAAATGTTGAGACAGAAACAAACCTGGGTGGTAGGTCACACCTTTACTTATATAATGGCGGGGCCAACACTGCAACTATTAAATTAGGGTACGGAGAAGCCGTAACTGCCGTTGCTGGAACTGATTTTTCTTTGGATTTAGGTCAGAGTATAACCATTGACTCAGAAGGACTTGCCGTATTGAGTACAATTTGTGGAACTGGGAATACAGCGTCAGTAAAGTATATTGCTTGGGATTAACAATTATGGGTACAGTTGTACCCAAAAAAGGTACACGGGTGAAAGCATGAGCCTCTTTATTAAAAGAAACTTTATCGTGGGTGAGTTAAAGTATGGAAAGAGACAGGACAAAGAACCTATCTTACTACAACCTGTTATAGTAAGGGTGGAGAAACCCAAAAAGAAGGGAAACCTTCTATCTAAGCTATGGCCTTTTGGAAGGAAAAAATAACATGAAGTTACCAGGAACGCAGTTATCGGTTAACTCTACAGCAGCGGAAGTGAAGATCAGCCTTCCACACTTGATGCTTACCAATGATGGCACCAGTACAATCTATCTGGTTATCGAACAAGGGGAGGACTACTCTTACACGCCTACGGCTGATGCTACTACTTACTTTCCTTTGGCTGCTGGCGAAAGTCTCATACTAGATGGCTCATCCAAGTTTACAGCCGTCCATTATGTTTGTGACACAGGTGAAACATCTTTTCTTCGTTATCTTGCGTGGAGGTAATAGATTATGAAACTTTTTAAGGTACTCGCCTCACTAGGTATGGCTAGTATTTTAGCAATACCACTATGCTTTGGATCTTCCTTTACCAAACCTTCAGCGAGTATTTCTGACGAGGCATACGGGACAAACTGGGACGGATCGACGACTAAAGGGGCATCTAGGAATGCACTGTATGACGTTATCTCTACATTAGGTGGAGGTCACGTTGCTGTCACGGTTAACACCAGTGCGGCATATCTCTTGTCTATCACAGGACAGGATCTTCGTACCAACACCACGCGAACTAATCTTTGGGACTCAGCATACGCTTATGGTAATCACGCAACCGCAGGTTATCTTACAACGTATACAGAGGGTGACTATGTATATGGTAACTCAGCCGCCTCCAATGTAACCAATAGTGGTATTGCAAATTGGAATAGCGCGTATGCGTGGGGCAACCATGCAATACCAGGCTACCTAACATCCTATACGGAACATGATTATACGTTTGGTAATTCAGCGGCGGTAAATGTTACCAACAGTGGCATCTCAAACTGGAATACGGCCTATTCCTATGGTAACCATGCAGCTATAGGATATCTAACAGCATACAGCGAAACTGATCCGGTCTATGGCGCTGCTGCTGCCTCCAATGTAACTAACTCTGGAATAACAAACTGGAACACAGCCTACGCTTATGGCAACCACGCAAGCGCAGGGTATCTTACTGCGTACAGTGAAACCGACCCCGTGTATGGGGCCGCTGCCGCAAGTAACGTAACAAGTAGTGGAATAACTAATTGGAACCTCGCGTACTCTTGGGGGAATCATGCAATACCAGGCTACCTAACATCCTACACCGAAGGTGACTATGTGTATGGTAACTCCGCTGCAAGTAACGTGACGAACAGTGGAATTAGCAATTGGAATACCGCTTACGCTTATGGGAACCACCAGGCTGCGGGATACCTGAAGAATATCGTGGAGGATGTTACACCTCAACTTGGTGCAAACCTTGATCTTAATAGTTTTTACATTGGTGGATTAGTAATTGGAACGGATGTACAGGCGTATGATTCTGACCTTACGGATATAGCTGACAGGTCTACCGCTGTGCAGTATACATTTGGTAATGTGGTAGTGGATGATGAAGCGTATAGTGCTACTGGTTGGGATGGCATAACTAATGTACCCACCAAGAATGCTGTTCGTGATAAGATTGAGGCTTTGCCAGGTGGACATGCGGCTGTAACTTTAAACGCAAATGCTGACTTCTTACTGGCATTATCTACTCAGGAACTTACCGTTAATACGACCAGAACTGGACTTTGGGATCTTGCCTACGCTTATGGTAATCATGCTGTCGCAGGGTATCTGACTTCGTACACAGAAGGTGATTATGTGTACGGTAATTCAGCGGCATCAAACGTAACTAATAGCGGGATTACAAACTGGAATCTGGCATATTCCTGGGGTAATCATGCAGCCGTTGGGTATATTGAAGATGAGTCTGATCCGGTGTATGCAGCTTCCAATGCAGCCAATCTCACATTGATAGGGTACTGGAATAGCGCATACGCATGGGGAAACCATGCTGCTGTTGGCTACCTAACTACGTTCAATGAACTTGATCCAGACTTTGACGCTTCAGTGGCGGCGAATATTGACGCACTGGATGTTGGTAACTGGGATCTAGCAGTTGCCTGGGGCAATCATGCAGCCGTAGGATATGTAAAAACTGAGAGCGACCCCGTATATGCTGCCTCAAATGCAGCAAACTTGACACTAATTAGCTATTGGAATGCTGCGTATGCTTATGGCAATCACGCTGCTGCTGGGTATGTAGAGGATGAGAGTGACCCAGTTTATGCTGCTTCTAACGCGGCTAACCTAACTTTAATCGGATATTGGAATACTGCGTATGCTTATGGTAACCATGCGGCACAGAACTACTATGACAAGGATGTAGACACATCTTACAATGTGGCAATTTCAGCCGCAGGAAACATAGCCTCAACAAATGTGGGTTATGCTCTGAATGAACTTGACATGGAAAAAGCACTTGGTACGCACGACCACTCAGGTGTGTATGAGCCTGCGGGAGTTACGGGTTTTGAGGTCACAATTACGCCAGCAGGTAATATTGCATCTGGAAATGTGGGCTATGCTTTAAACGAGTTAGATATGGAAAAGGCAACGGTAGCGCACGCGCACGTAGGAGCAGAGATTAGTGGCTTGGATGTTTCGGATGATCTTAACCTAGCGGCTGGTAGAAGTTTAACTATGTCGGGGGACTCTGTAGAGGCAGATGCAGAACTGTACACGGATACCAAGTGCATCTGGATTGAAAGTCCGGTAGCAACGGATGACCTTAAAAGTATTTGGTTTGCTAAATCAGCATGTACCTTAACCAGTGTGTGGTGTGAATCAGACCAAACGGCAACAGTTTCGTTGTGGGTAGATGATGGCAGTCCTGCCGTGATAGATGGCACAAATATGACTTGTGATGCTACGCCACCGGAAGATACGTCACTTGATGGTGATGCTACGATGGCATCAGGAGATCGTCTGGACTTGGATATATACTCTGTGGCAAGTACACCGACATGGGTATCTATCTGCTGGACGTATACCAA